AAATTTGTTAGGCAAAAAGGTAGAAATAAAAACTTTATTGCTGGTTGATACTTTACTTATTGATATTTTAAGTATAGTATTATATTTTAACAATGAGGATTGAAAACAATGAATGAAAAAATTGATGGTATTCATACTGCGAAAAGTTTGTATGATGGTTTGTGGGAACTGTATGAGGGGAAAACTTGTTTGAGATACTCAACAGGATTTAAAGACTTAGACCCTTTGATGAAATTGATTAAACCAAGTTTTATATTGATGACTGGCACTGCAAATTGTGGAAAGTCGAGTTTGACATACGATATAATTATGAGAACTGCAAAAGAACATAACTTAAAGTTTATGATTTTTTCACCTGAACACTCTTTAGCAGTAAATTTAAAAAGACTTGTGGAAAAGTATGTGCATAAACCATTCGACAGTATGTTTGACAACAGATGCACGATTGATGAAGTACAAGAGGCAGTCGAGTTTATAAATGAACATTTCTTTTTTGTTGATAAAAAGGGTGATTCACCTGACATTGATTGGATTTTAGACAGAGCAAGGTTTTGTGTTGATAATTATGGTGTTGATGGCATTGTGACAGACCCATACAACGAAATTAATCCAGCTAGAGCCAATTTAAGAGAAGATGAGCATATATCGGTTGTTATCTCTAAAATTAAGAGATTTAACAGGGAAACTAACACGATTTCTTTCATGGTTGCTCACCCTACCAAGCAGATCAGAAATGCAGATGGCTTGTTTGAGGTGAAGAGCCTTTATGATGTCAGTGGCAGTAGTCACTGGAACAATAAAGCAGATATTGGTGTCATTGTGACTAGAGATTTTGAAAAAGGTCAGACTAAAGTAAGGATAGCAAAAGTTAGAGAAATCGGAGTTGGTGGAAATATCGGAGAAACAACACTGAGATTTAATATGAAAACTATGTGCTACGATTCTTTAGTAGAGAATAGGTTTGGTTGATATATGCAGATAATTGAAAAAGAAATAGATGACTTGATACCAGCAGAATACAATCCAAGAGAATTGACTGTAAAACAACACAAGAATATCAAAGAAAGCATACACAAGTTCGGTGTAATCGACCCAATTATAATCAATGTAAATAAAGATAGAATGAATGTAGTTATCGGTGGTCACCAAAGATTAGCTATTTGTAAAGAGTTGGGTCACCATTATGTGCCTTGCATTGAGCTAGATTTATCTATAGATCAAGAAAAAGAATTAAATATAAGACTTAACAAGAATGTAGGACAGTGGAATATCGAGGATTTAGCCAACAATTTTGATGTTAAGGATTTGAAAGAATGGGGTTTTGACTCTAAAGAACTGCATTTTGCAGATTTAGAGAAAGAGATTAGCACAGATACAGAGCCTAAAGAAACTAAGTACGAGCTGGTCATTCAGGTGGACAGTTATGATATACAAGATAATCTTTTCAAAGAGTTTCTTAAAAGAGGATTGATGTGTCGAAAGAAATAACAAAAGAGCAATTACTTGGCTTGATTTTTTTTTATTTTTACACTATAAAAGGAATATATGCCTAAAATTGTAAAAAAAACCGAAGAATTGACAAGAATGGTAAGTAAATTATCAGGCATGGGTATTACTCATGAGCAAATCTGTCTGATCGCTGGTATAACTAGACCAACCCTAAATAAATACTACAGTGAAGAATTAAAAGTTGGTAAAGCACAGGCTACTGCGACTGTAAGTTCTAAATTATTTAGTATTGCAACAGGTGATACAAAACAATCACTCGGTGCTTGTATTTTTTGGCTAAAGACACAAGCTGGTTGGAAAGAAACTGATGTCGTGGAGATTAATAATGTATCAGATGAAAAAGAACGATTCGAACAGTTGGTCAAATCAGTTCGACAATCTAAGCTCACAAAAGCAGATAGCAACGAATCTACTCATTGAGTGGTACGACAAAGCAAGACCAACACAACTTGTAGAAGATAGTGATGAATTTAACATACATCTATTCCTCGCTGGTCGTGGCTGGGGAAAAACCTTAACTGGTGCATACGACATTGTTGAATACTGTTTGAGAAATGATAATGCAATCTGTGGTGTAGTCGCATCAACTTATGGCGATCTAAAAAGGGTAGTATTCTCAGGTGATTCAGGTCTAATAAACATAATTGACAAGAGATTGCTTAGTAATGCTGGTTATAATAAATCAGATAGTGAAATACATTTTTATAATGGCTCAAAGATAATTGGATTCCCAGCAATAGAGCCTGATAGACTTCGTGGAGTACAGTTTCATAGAGTTTGGTGTGATGAGTTAGCCTCTTGGAGATACACTGAAACCTTTGACAACTTAATGATGGCTCTTAGATTAGGAAAAAATCCTAAGTGTATTATTACCACTACTCCAAGACCAACTAAGATAATCAGGTCTTTAGCTGAAAGAAAAGATACTAAGCTAATAAAAGGCTCAACATTTGATAACATTGACAACCTCGCAGAATCATCTATAGAAATGTTAAGAGATAGATATGAGGGTACTCGTATTGGTAGGCAAGAACTTTATGCTGAAATATTGGAAGATATTGAGGGTGCTTTATTTAATTATAAAAATATAGAAGAAAATAGATTGATCGAATACCCAAAAGATTTAGAAAGAATAGTGGTTGCTATCGACCCAGCTGTCACAAGTAATCAGAACTCAGATGAAACAGGCATGATAGTTGCTGGTCGTGATGTTAATAATCATTACTACATATTGCATGATGCCAGTCAAATTAGTTCTCCTGATGAATGGGTTAAAAAAGCTATATCACTTTATAAACAATACGAATGTGATAGGATTGTAGCAGAGGTGAATAATGGTGGTGACTTAATTGAAAGATTATTAAGAACACAGAATCAATCAATTCCTTATACAAGTGTGAGAGCCAGTAGAGGAAAAATAGTTAGAGCCGAGCCGATATCAGCACTTTATGAGCAGAATAGAGTTCACCATGTAGGAGTGTTCAAGGATTTAGAGGAACAAATGTGCCAATTCACAGGAAATGGGGTACAATATCATGATGATAGGGTTGATGCTTTAGTATGGGCGATAACCTCACTGCAAAATAGTGGTCAAGCAGTGTTTAAAATTAGTTAGGAGTAGTAATGGGTATATTCGACAAATTTTTTAAAGGCAGTATTCAAAAAAAAGAGTCGCCAACAGTCATGATTAATAGACTAGAGGCATATATGGGTAAGTCTACTAGAAAATATAAAGAGTATGCTAAAGAGGGTTATCAAGATAATGCAATCGTTCATAGATGTGTAAAACTTATATCAGATTCAGCAAGTGCAGTAAAATTAAAAGTATTTGATGGTAATATAGAATTAGAAAATCATGAGTTAATATCTTTACTTCAAAGACCCAATCCCTTGCAAAGTGGTGGTGAATACTTTGCCTCATTATATTCTTACTTACTTATTTCAGGAAACTCATATCTTTTAAGAGATACAGAAAACGATACACCACCAAGAGAATTATATTTACTAAGACCCGACAGAATAAAAATAAAATCAAGCTCATCAATGATTCCTGATTATTATTGCTATATGGTAGATGGTCAAATAGTCAAAGAATATCCTGTCGATCAAGACACAGGTCGTTCTCAATTAAAACAAATTAAATTATGGAATCCTTTAGATGACTTCTATGGATTAAGTCCAATATTAGCAAGTGCTTATAACATTGACCAACATAATCTTGCTGGTTTGCACAATGTTGCTTTACTAAAAAATGGTTGTACTCCAAGTGGAATGTTAAAGTTTGAGCCAAAAGATGAAACAGGAATGTCGGCTACTCTAACAGATGACCAACGAGCTAGACTGTTAGAAGATTTAGAAATGAGGTTTCAAGGTAGTTCAAATTCAGGCAGACCCATGTTGTTAGAGGGTAATTTTGAATATACACAATTAGGGTTAAACCCAAAAGACATGGATTTCTTAGAACTTCTAAACTTATCAGCAAGGGAGATAGCACTGTGTTTTGGAGTTCCAGCACAATTAATTGGTATTCCTGAGGCAAACACTTATAGCAATATGGAAACTGCAAAACTCGGATTGTATGAAGAAACAGTCATACCTTTACTATCTAGGGTGGAATCTGATCTAAATGAGTTCTTATCTCCACTTTATAATGGCGATATAAGAATCGAGTATGACTTAACAAGTATTCCAGCAATGGCAGAAAAGACCAAACAAATATATCTAAATGTTTCACAAGCAGTGCAAAATGGCATTATGACTCGTAATGAGGCTAGGGAAAAGTTAGGACTCGAAGAAATAGAGGGAGCTGATGAGTTATATATACCAAGCAACTTGTTCCCTATTGGCGAAGTAGATGCCTCTAGTGTAGAAGATAACAACCAACCTGTAGATGCAGAGGGAAATGAAAAAGACTTTGAGTTAGCTTATGGTAAAAAAGAGGCAGTTGATGTAGATACTTTTACAACAGAAGAAGAGGCAGAAGAAAGAGCCGAAGAAATAGGTTGTGTTGGTATTCATTCACATACAGAAGATGGTCAGACAGTTTATATGCCTTGCAAGACTCATGAAGAATATGAATCTCTGTTAGCAGATGGCAAAGCACTGAGTGATATTGATACTGTTCCGACAGATACTATGTCTAATAATGCTAAAAGAGGACTAGAGTTGAGAAAAGAATATGGTAGAGGTGGAACTTCTATAGGTGTTGCTAGAGCCAATCAATTAGTAAATAAAGAAAGATTATCTCCTGATACTGTGTTAAGAATGTATAGTTTCTTTAGCAGACATGAAGTCAATAAGCAAAGCACAGGATTTAATTCAGGAGAAGATGGCTACCCAAGTGCTAGTAAGATAGCATGGTTGCTATGGGGTGGTGATGCTGGATTTAGCTGGTCTACATCTAAACGAAATCAAATAATGAAAGAAAGAGAAAGCAAAGCAGAGGCAGATGCTCTAAAAGTAGGTGATATGGTTTCTTGGGATTCATCAGGTGGCAGAGCAAAAGGTAAGATTACAAAGATTGTCAGATCAGGTAAACTATCTGTACCTAAAACAAGTTTTACTTTAAATGCTACAGAAGATAATCCAGCTTGTTTAATTAAGGTTTATCGTGGAGATGAGCCAACAGATACAATAGTCGGACACAGGTTTAAAACTTTAAGAAAGTTATAATGAAGTCAAAAACACTGGCTGAGAAAAAACATATGCAAAAAGTTGCAGAATTAGGTTGTATTGCTTGTCGGAAACTCGGTTATTATGATACACCAGCAGAACTTCATCACATCAAGAAAGGCACAATGGGAAAGAGAGCCTCTAATTTCGAGGTTATTCCACTCTGCCCTTATCACCACAGAAATTCTAAGGAGTCTTATCATCAGAATCCTTTATGGTTTACAGAAACATTTGGTACTCAGACTGAACTCTTACAGGAAACTCTTGAATGGCTAAAATAAAAGTAAATTTAAGAAAAGAGTATAGGCAATCATTGAGATTATTAATCAGATTGACTAGAGTCTTAATAACTAAACTCGATAAATTTTCTAATAAATATAAAAGATATGCTTTCAAAAACTATGCAGAACTCGGAGAAATACCTAATAAATACTACGAGGATTACTGGCAAGACTTATATAAGCTATTAGAGATAAATACTAGAACAATTATTGATGCCTCATCAACAACTATTAAATCATCAAGATTATTACAAAAAGCAGAAGATGAAGTAGCACAGGCGACTTATGATTATGTCACAACCCATACAGCTCAGAATGTGACTTACATTACAGAAACTACAAGAAAACAAATACAACAGGCAATAGCTTATTCGATCAGCGAGGGTTTTGGTCAAAATGATACTGCTGAACAGATCGCTAAGTCTACTGCATTTAGCAAACAAAGGTCTAAAGTTATTGCTAGAACAGAAACTCACCAAGCATACAATTATGGTAATAACAAAATTGCTGGTAATTTAGCTTTAAGGCGACCAAGAAAGATATGGTTGAGTGCTTTAGATTTAAGGACTAGAAGTTGGCACAGTGCTATGAATAGAAAAAATGTTGCAGTAGAAGATGATTTTGAAGTTCTCACACCAGTCAAAAATAGTGAGCCACAAATAAGATATATGAAATATACAGGTGATTCTAATGGTGGTGCTAGTAATGTAATCAACTGTCGTTGCACAACTTTGTACCTTGATGAAGAAGATGTTGATATAATTGATGAATAAAAAAAAAGAGCCATATTGCTATGACTCTTTCTTTTGATGGATAAATATTTATTGTGGATATATCTCTTTGAGAGTATCTTCAACTAATGCCATTCTTCTTAATATTTCAAACTGTTCATCTGTCATATTTCTAGCATCTTCATTATCTTCTCTTTTATCGTACTTGCCATTATTCCAGTCGATTAGATCAGACCAATCACAAATATTTTCATCTTTAGGTTTTATAACATTAGATATAAAATTAGATATTTCATCAGTCATTGTATATTGCATACTCCAACACTGTCCATATATCTTACTTGATGGCACACCAAGTGTTCTTTTTTTAATCCAAAAGTCGTTGTTGTTTACTGTTTCCATAATTTTCCTCGTTGTTTTTGTTAATTGCTGGGTAGTTTAGGTGATACCCACACCATTCATTAAATTATTTTTGTTATTACATCTCTAGCTACTTTTAGTTTTCTTTCTGTCTTTTTTTCCTCTTTTTTGTCCTCATAATCCATACAACTAAAATCTTCTAACATATAACCTAGTGCCTCGTATATTACATTCAGTTCTTTAGCACTTAATTTTACTGATTTTCTTTTAAACTCTATCATTTATATTTTCCTCGTTTTTTATTAAATTTAGGAGTCTTTCTATCAACTCCATATATACAATATATTATACTTAAAGTATAAAGTAAAGTCTTTTTGAATAAATATAGACTTATTTTGCTAAATATGGTTAAAATACTCGTATATTTACTAACTTTTTGGGTGGTTAAATGGATAATAGTCAAATACAAGAGGATTTAGAGCAATTAAAAGATATGATTACAGATTTACCCTGTGATTTTAAACAGCTAGATACAGAAGAAGATGGTACATTCGAGGGCTATGGCTCGGTATTTAACAACAAAGATTTAGGAAATGATGTCATTCGTAAGGGTGCATTTGCTAACACACTCAAATATAGAAAACCAAAACAAGTAAAATTATTATATCAACACAAAACAGATGAGCCGATAGGTGTCATTGACTCTTTAGAAGAAGATAATAAAGGGTTATACATCAAAGGCAGATTAGCTATGGGTACACAAAAAGGTCGTGAAGTTTACGAGCTTATGAAAATGGGTGCTTTAGATTCTATGTCAATAGGATATAGACTATCGCCTGATGATTATAAATATGACCCAAAGCAGAAGAAAAGAATAATTAAATCTGTTGATCTAATGGAAATATCATTAGTCACATTTCCAATGAATCCGAAAGCAAAGATAACAAAAGTTAAACTTGCTGAAATGAATGTAAGAGAGATAGAAGAACACTTGCGAGATGCTGGTTGTGAATCTGTAGCTGTTGCAAAACACACTGCACAAGTGCTTTACAAATCATATCGGAGTGATGAGCAACGAGATGTTGTTGAAAGCATGAATCAGTTAATTAACACAATTAAACCATAAGAGGTTATTATGTCGGAAGAAATTAAAGATGTAATTGATAATCTTGGAAAATCTTTTGAAGATTTTAAAGGTGAAAACCAAAAGAATATTGATGAAATCAAAAAAAATGGTGTTTCTGACCCTATTCTTCAAGAAAAGGTAGATAAACTTGCAAATGATGTTGCTACAAAAGTAGAACTCAGACAAGATGCCGAGCTTAAAGAACAAGGATTAGAAGAGGCTAAAAAAAGACTTGATGCTTTAGAAACTAAATTAGCAAGACCCGAAACAGAACTTGGAACTAAACAAGTTGATTTACAAATGAAAGCATTTGGTAAATATTTAAGGTCACAAGAGTTAGACCCTGAAGAAACAAAAGCACTTTATGAGTCAGATGATGCATTAGGTGGTTTTTACTGCCCAAGTGAATATGTTGCAGAACTTATTAAGTCTGTGACTGAGTTCTCACCTATGAGATCAATCGTTAAAGTTAGAAGTACAGATAAAAGAGGCATTGAAGTTCCTAAAAGAACAGGTCAATTTTCTGCATCTTTCGTTTCTGAAACTGCTACAAGGAGTGAAACAACAGGGTACACAACAGGCTTAATGTCTATTGATGCTCATGAGTTATATGCTTTGGTTGATATGTCACAAGCTATGTTAGAAGATTCTGCTTTTAATATGGAAAGTGAGATGGCTACCGAGTTTGCAGAGCAATTTGCTGTGGCAGAGGGAACTGCAATCGTATCAGGAAATGGTGTTGGTAAACCTTTAGGGTTAACTGATTCTACTGCTGGTGTGGGTGCTACAAACTCAGGAAATGCAAATAATCTTACTGCTAATGGTCTTTATGACTTAATCTATGCAGTTAAATCTGATTATTTAAGAAATGCTAGATTTGTTATGAACAGAGGCACTTTTGCTAAAGTTCTCCAGTTAGAAGATACTGCTGGTCAAAAAGTGTTTCATGTAGGCTTGAACTTAGTAAGTGGTGCACCAAGCACTATCGCTGGTTATGGTTATACCCTAGCCAAAGATATGCCTGATGTATCTGCTGGAACTAAACCTATTGCTTTTGGAGATTTCTCAAGAGCATACACTTTAGTTGATCGAGTTAATATGTCGATAGTTCGTGACCCATTCACACAACAACATTTGGGTAATGTGCGTTATACTGCTAGGCGAAGAGTTGGTGGTACTGTAGTTCTTGCAGAGGCAATTAGACTACAAAACATATCTACATAAGATAAGGAGTTATTATAATGAGAGATATTTCAAATAATACTAAATCTGTGACTTGTCAAGATGCAAAAGTTTTTACAGCTGATGCAAATGGTACAACAGTAGACATTCAAGGTTTTGAATCTTGCATGTTTGTTGTGAATAGTGGTATTGAGGGAGATACATTATCAGGTAGTGTGAAATTTGATTTCATATTACAAGAATCTGATGATGACTCTACTTTCACTGCTGTGACTTCAAGTACAAGTGTGACAGAGGGAAGTGTTGATTCTAGTGGTATATTCCTTACTTTAGATGCGAATGGAGAAACTCCACAAACATCTCAAATAGGTTATATCGGTGGGAAAAGATACGCTAGAGTAAAAATTGATGCGACAGGAACTCACAGCAATGGAACACCAATAAGTGTTCAAGCTGTTTTGGGTAATCCTCAAGACTCAACAGATGCTTAAATAATTGACACTTTATGTGTCTTAGAATGTGGGTGTGCCTCATTATCATTGTTTCACACCCTCATTCGCTAAAGGAGTTAAATTATGCAAATTAAAATGATTGTTAATGCTTTTGGTAGTGCTAATCAAAGTGGTAATGCTAGTAAAGAATACAAAGAGGGAGATATAATTGATTGTAAAGAACAATGGCAAGTCGATTTAGGGAACTCGTTTGTATCATCAGGTTTTGCTATGGAAGTTAAAATTACTGAGCCAACTGAAAAGAAAGCAAGTAAAAAAGTAGCAAAGAAAAAAGCAACTAAAAAGAAATAATGAACTATGTCAAGAAGTATAGGCTCGACATTTGGTACACAGCTAACTAGTGGAAGTTTAAGACCATTTTATGCAATTAAAATGAATTTCACTAGTGGTGCTTTATTGTTAGCCACTACTTATGCTGATCTGATTATAGGTGGAAATACTTATCTTGGGTCAGGACATATAATATCAATATCTCCAATCGTTGAAACTTCTGACACAAGAGCCAGTGGTATTGAGATAAAGCTAAATGGATTAGACACATCAATATTATCTGCTGGTTTGACAGAAGATACACAAGGAATGGTAGTAGAAGTTCATTTTGGTGTTCTTACCACTACCAATAATGCTGATGCGATTGTTGATACACCATATCAAGTTTTCTCAGGTTTTATTGATGCTATGATACTTACAGATGGTGGAGAAACCTCTACATTAACATTTACTGTAGAAAACAAGTTAATAACACTAGAAAGACCCACAGATAGAAGATATACCGATCAAGACCAACAAAATTTGTTCTCAGGAGATAAAGGTTGTAGTTTTGTCACATCATTACAAGACAAAGCAATAGCATGGGGGTCAGGTGTTGAAGTACCTCAGAAAAATACATGAATGAAAGAGATGAGGTTGTGCAATTATATCAAAGGTTTGATAGGTATAAAAATCTTACAAAAGAAATGCTTTTATGTCACATTGATAAACCATTTCAATTAAACCAATTTAAAATACAAAGAAATAATGATTCTATAGTATCTTTTACTAGCTGGGCTTTTTTAAGTGAAAAGCACGAACAACATTATAAGAAAACAGGTCAAATGTTATTTAATTTTTGGAATAGTGGCGATAGATGTTGGATAATAGATTCTATAGTCCATGATGATAACTTTGATGATGTCTATAATTGGGCTAAAGAATATTTTGGTAAAGAATTAAATGTAGACTCTGTTTCATGGCTCAGAATTAGAGGAATCACAGAGATTAGCGAACAAAAAACAATTTACAATAGGAATAGATAATGGGAAGTGCAGTCAATACAATTTTATCAGTTCTTGTAATAGCTGTGTCAGTTATGTACCCACCTCTTACTCTTGTAGCTGGTGCTTTACAATTTAATGCTTTCTATTTTGCTATTGTTGTTGGAGCAACAATGGTAGCTGGTGCTTTAAGTGTTAAACCAAAAATAAAAAATAGTTCATTACAACAAGCATCTTATCAAACACAAACAGCCAATCGTTCAACCATGTTAAGACAACCTATTATTTCGAGAGAAACAATTTATGGTCAAACAAAGAAATCAGGTGGAATATTATTTATAGAAACTTCTGATAATAATAAATATGTTCATATGATTGTCCAAGTTGCTAGTCATGAAGTTCAATCATTTGATGAGGTTTACTTCAATGATGAAGAACTAACCTTATCATCTGCTGGAAATGATGAGAATGGTATTGCAAGATTTAATGTCACAGCTCCAAGTACTTATGCAACAGATTCAATATATGAAGATGGCAGAAAGACTGTAAGAATAAAACTTCATAAAGGCTCAAATGACCAACTAGCAGATGCAGATTTAGTTTCAGAATGTGAAAAATGGACTGATGAACATAGACTAAGAGGCATTGCCTATATCTATGTAAGATTAGCTTTCGGCCCTTATGTTTTTCAAGGGATCCCAAATATTAGTGCTGTTAAAAAAGGAAAAAAAATATTAGATATCAGAGATTCATCTACTGCTTTTTCATCTAATCCAGCACTGGTTTTATATGATTATTTAACAGATCAGAATTTAGGACTAGGAATTGACACTGTTAATATTGATACAGCATCATTCACCTCTTTAGCCAATTTATGTGATACGACTGTTTCTTTATCTGCTGGTGGAACTGAAAAAAAATACGAATCTCATGGCATAATATTTTCAGATATTGCACCTATGGAGAATATTGACAATATTTTGACTTCCTTTATTGGAACATTAGCATATTCTAATGGTAAATTTGCATTGTCAGGTGGTCAATTTACATCTCCTAGTGTTAGCTTAGATGAATCTGATTTTGTAGCTGAATTAAAATTAGTAGCCAAACAATCAAGAAAAGATATGTTCAACACTGTTAAAGGATTATTTACTAGTGATGAGTCTAATTGGCAACCTACAGATTATCCTATGGTCACATCTTCAACTTTTGTAGAGGGTGATGGAGAAGTTATTTTCGCTGATATTGATTTACCCTTTACAAAATCAT